CATCGAGACCTGGGAGCCACCATGACCGAGCCCAAGCCCGAACCCCGCCACCGAGCCCCGGAAGCCTCGCTCAGCGACTCCGGGCGCTTTGACCCTGCCCGCGTAGCCCGGTGGCGTGAGCAGGCCGCAGCAACCCGCTCAGAGCTGCGCACGGTGTCTCTGACCCGGCCGCGTGGCCGGTGAGGGCCGTAGCGCTCGGCCTGGCCGTGCTCGGGGTGGCCATCCTCTGCGTGTCGGCCTGGGCGGCGTTCAACACCGTGGTCTACAGCTCGGCGCGCGTCTGGGCGGCGTGCCTGTTCGCGCTCGGCATGGTGGTCACCGTGTCGGCCGGCATCGTCTGGCCGCTGAAGCCCCCGAAGTGAGTACCCCGGCGCGACGGCGCACCGATCCGCCAGACCTGCGACCGTGGCTGGAGACCTACCCGCGCGGCCAGGTGCTCGCGCTGATGATCGCCCCGCAGGCGGCCTACGCTGCCGGGTCGCCGAGCCTGGCCGTGCTGATGCTGTTCGTCCTGGTCTTCGTGCTGGTTCGGGGCCGCCGGAAGTGACTTTGCCCCATGGGTTGCACGACTGTCCGCCCATGGGTTACTGTTCTCCCATCGGCCCCGCAGGGGGGCCGAGAGCCTGGGAGGCAGAACATGGAAGCTCTGATCGCGGTCTTGGTCTTGGCCCTTGTCTACGGGGTCAGCGCCGCCGGCCATGTCCTGTGGGGCCGGCTCCAGGAGGATGCCGCGTGGGACGAGAACGAGCGCCGGGACCGCCGGGAGCGTGCCCAGCTCGCCTGGAGCACCAGCGACCCGGAAGCCGTCCGATGACCGCCGTGTTCCTGCTGCTGGGCCTGCTGGCCGTCATCTGGATCGCCGGCGGCGCCTACAGCGCCCGGGAGGGCATGCGGGACCGCTACGCCGCCCAGCGCAACCTGCGCGCGGCCTACGTCCGGGCCGGCAAGACCCCGCCGGACTACCTGTGAGACCCCCCGGCCGCCGGTGACCCCGAGCCCGGCGGCCGGGTGCGTAACCGAAGCTCGGGGACCTGGGAGAAGCGAATGGCGCGGCTGTGGCTCGGACAGGGAGAACCTGACCCGAACAAGACCAAGACGTGCCCGCTCTGCGGCGGGGACAAGACGATCACCGAGACCGTCAAGTCGGCCTACGGGCCCGAGAGCAAGCGGTACCACCCCGACTACGAACGGACGGTCACCTGTCCGACCTGCAACGGGTCGGGCCAGGTCCCGGCCTGAGGTTCCACCGGGCGGGGCCCGACCGGGCCCCGCCCCCTACCTGGGAGACATCAGAACATGAACGAGACGACCGTGCGCTACCGCACCGAGGGCCGCAACCCCGACATCTACACGCGACGGACCTGGACGCTGGACCAGAGCGACGCCCCGAACGTGGACCTGCTCCGCCGGACGCTGGAGTTCGTCACCGAACACCGCAACCTGCACGATCAGGGCCGTTGGTTCGGCTTCCGCGACACCGATGACATCGAAGGCACCTACCCCACCGACAACCCCGAGGTGGTCGAGCGGGTCAAGGGCCGACTGGCCGAGGCGGGCACCGAGAAGGTCCCGGCGCTGCCCGACGAGCAGTGCGGAACCACCGGGTGCCTGTTCGGTTGGGCTGCCGTCCTCGGTGGCGGACCGGTCACGGTGACCGTGATCCCGGCGCACAAGGACGCGTGGGGCGATCTGATCCCCGAGCAGGCTCAGCTGGAGCTGGACAGCATACGGGGCTGGCGGTTCGAGGGGGCCGACCTGCTGGACCTGAACCACGACAACGCCGAGGCGGTCAGCGCCCCGGGCAACTCGCTCGGCGACCTCTGGCGGATGGCCAGCATCATCACCGGGGGCGCCATCGTGGTGCCGGCCGAGTTCGCCAGCTACGACGGCCTCGCCGAGGCGGCCGGGCGTGACGCCGAGAACGCGACCGACCCGGACCGCTGCGACTGCGGGTGCGAGGACTGATGGCCACGCGCTCAGGTGGCCGGGGGCTCAGCCCCCTGGTCACCTGGGCGCTGGTCCTGGTCCTGCTGGTGCTGTTGGCCAGCGGCTGGGACGGCGCCCGATGATGACCTGGGAAGCCGCACTGAGGGCCCGTGCCAGCGGGCACGGTGCCGACGCGGATGCGGCCCGGCTGGAGCTGGCCGAGCTGTCCCGGCTGCGCGAGATCGAGAGCGCGGCACGTGGGCTCTACCTGAACGACAGCCCGACCGCCTGGCAGTACCTGACGGACGCGCTGGTCGGCACCAAGCGCTAACCCATGGGTGGTGGAATACCCGCCCATGGGTTACGTTGAACGAGACGTAGGGCAGTCCCGGATCCGGGAGCGCGCCCGGCCAGGTCGGGGGACCTGGCCACCCGAGGGTCGGCCGCAGCTGGGGAGCGGCGGCCGACCCTCCCACCCGGCCCGGTGGCGGCATTCGTCACCCGGCCGTAGTGCCCAAACGATCACCTGGGAACACAGAGAGGACAGACCCATGGCATGGGGAAGTGGCAAGGGGAACGGCAGCAACGCGGGCTCGGACGGGGCCAACGCCCCGAAGGGTGCGGTCGGCAACATCAGCGCCGCGCAGATGCGCGACCTGGAGCGCCGCGCAGAGACCCGCAGCGACGAGGAGACCGCGCACTACGTGGCCCTCCAGCAGCAGAGCTACGAGAAGAGGAATCAGAACTGATGGCCTACACCCGGGGGCGCGACGGCGCCGAGACTCCGCCGGCCCGCAGCACGATCAGCGATGCGGACTGGGAAGACCTCAACCGCCGCCGGGGCGCTCGGTCCAACGACTACGAGACCGACGACCAGTACGCCGAACGAACCCGACGGTCCGAGGACCAGCGCCAGAAGCGGGAGCAGAGCTGATGGGGCTGCGCGACGAGTGGGCCAAGACGGTCGACCTGGACGACTACCGGGCCGAACTGGAAGACAGGGGCGCAACGCCTGAGGACGTCAATGCCGCCGTGGAAGACCTGCGGCGCCGACAGGAGAGCTGACCGTGAATCCGCGCCCGCCCGCTGCTACCTGCCCCTCGTGCACCAAGCGCGTGGAGCCCGTGGAAGTGGGCGGGCGCTTCCCCGTCCACTACGTGCCAGGCACGCCCCGGCGTCGGTGTCAGCCGACACCGACGATCGTCCGCCGCTACCACCTGGTACACCCGTGCATCACCTGCGCCGCGTTGCCCGAGCGCCCGGCCGACTGGTCCCTGATGAATGCCGACGCCACCGAGTGGCGTCCCGAGACTCCCCGCCCGCTCGATCCCGAGTCCGGCCCCCGCCTGCCCGAGTGCGTCACGCACCGGCGGGCCCGCCTGGCGGCCCAGAAGGCCCGTAGGCGCGCGAGTGCCCGAGTGCGCGACCGGGGAGTGGCCGAGGAGGACCGTGACGAGCTGTGGGCTGCGCAGGGCTCCGCGTGCATCTGCGGGCGCGCGCTCACCAGCACCGGCAAGGCCCCGACGCTGGACCACGACCACCGCCGAGCCGCCGGCCACGACCACGACACCGTGAAGGCGTGCCGCCGGTGCGCGCGCGGGGCCCTGTGCGACACCTGCAACCGCATCCTGGTCGGGCGCTATTCGCCGACGCAGCTGCGGATGGTGGCGCGCTACATGGAACACCCCACCGCCGAACTGCTCGGCTGGTGGGACGACTGATCGAGAGGACTCCACCGTGGGAAAGATGGGCCTGGGGAGCATGACCCCCGACGAGATCGCCAAGCGTTGTGAGGCACGCGGGGCTCGGGTGATACGCGACGGGCACATCTTCAAGGTCTACCCGGGCGACCCACGCAAACCCCCACTCTCGTTCTCCGCACTGCACGTCGGCGCCCGAGGGGCTGCCCGATCGAACCTTGTGTCAGACCTGCGCAAACGTGGGATTGACGTCCTGGCAGACACTCCGGCGGATCAGCCGCCGGTGATCACAAAGAAGGAGCCAACCGTGGTCGCACCAACCGAGCCAACTCGCCCCCCGGCCGAGGACCGGACGAACATCAGGGGCAACGGCGACTCGCCCTACGTCCAGCGCCCGACCGTGGTGCCGTTCGACTACCGCAAGGCGTACGAGGACGTGAAGGGCCAGGTGGCCGCACTGGCCAAGCGCCTGGAGGAGTCCGAGACGACCACGCTCGGGATGCTGGAGCCGATCCAGGCGCAGCTGACCGAGATGGATGCCCGGCTGGAGACCGTGGCACCCAAGCCCAAGCCGAAGCCGCCCTCGACCTCGGCCATCTGTCGCCGGGAGGTGTTGGCCTTCTTTGCCGCTGTGCCGGCCGGCTTCAAGGCCAGTCCCTCGACCGTGGAGGCCAACATCGCTGACCGGCTGCCGGCCGACCGGGCCAAGACCTCGGTTGCGTTGGCCTGCCAGGCGCTCCAGAAGGACGGAAAGTTGGCCGGCGGTGCGCGCGGGATCTCGGCGACCATGGGCCTGTACTGGCGCGAGGAGCCGAAGAAGGACTGAGAAGAAGTTCTATCCCATGGGTTGCGCGGGCCGTGACCCATGGGATAGTGTTCCTTCATCGGGCCGGACAAGCCGGCCCCCGAGGCCCTGGAGGCCCCGATGTCCGCTCAGACCTCCGCCCCCCGCCCCTTCGTTGACGGGATCGAGAAGGCCGCCTACCAGGCCGGGCACGTCAGCCCGATCATGGCCAACCTGGGCACCCCGCCGGCCATGCCGACCCCGGCGCAGACCGACGCCGAGCTGATCTCGCACCTGTACGACGTGGCTGAGCGCCAGGCCGATCAGCGCCGGGTTGACGCCCTGCGGATCACCGAGCTGGAGCGCCGGGCCGAGCACGCCGAGAAGGTGGCTCGTACGGCGATGGCCGACTACAGCGAGACCCTGCGCCAGGCGGAGAACAAGGACGCGGCCTACGCCGAGGTCCGGCACGCCCTGGCCGAGGCAGAGGACCAGCGCGACAACTACCGGCGCCAGCTGGGCGCCGCCCTGGCCAAGATCCAGGAACTGCGGGCCGGTATCGGCGCCCTGGCCTCGGCCGACGAGCGCGCGGGGCGCCGCTGGCTCGGGCAGGGCTGACACACTCCGGGGGGCCCGACCGGGCCCCCCGGCCCCCGGGGCCGACTGGCCCCATCACCTGGGAGCAACGATGAACGAGCGCATGATCCGGGCCAAGCTGGTCGTCGAGTACATGGCCGGCGACGAGGAGGGCGGCAGCACGCCGGTCGGCGAAGTCACGATCGAGGCCGACGTCGCGGCCGAGGAGGGCAGCGTGTCCCTCGGGGTCGCCCTGCTGCTGGGTCGCCTGACCGGAGCGACCGTGAACAAGGTCCAGGAGCACCTGGGCGAAGAGTCCGCGTCCGTGCAGGTGCTGCGGTACCTGGCCAGTCACGCCGAGGGTGACGAGCGCGCGCAGCGTCTCCTGGCGGCCTTCGCCAGTCAGAACGACGGCCAGGCTCGGGACAAGCTGCCCGACGGTTCGGCGCCCTCGATCGAGGAGCTGAACGAGATGTTCCGCCGGGCCGGTTACGGCACCGGTGAGCACGGTAACGACTGACCAACGCCACCGGGAGCCCCGGCCCCTGCCCCATGGGTAGGCGCCGGGGCTCCCATGGGTTACTGTGGAGGAATGATGACGACCAACGAGACCGGCCGAGGCGCGCCGGAGCACATCGGTGATGGCGTCTACCGCGTGCCGGTCACGCTGGACGACATCCGGGAGATCCACGACCGCACCACCTGGCCGGCGATCCAGGAACTCAAGCGCCGACGCGACGAGTTGATCCGTGAAGCCCTGGCCCACGGCGATCTGACGCAGGCCGAGATCGTGAACGCCGGCATCCTGAGCGACGGGCACATCTACCGGCTCCGGAAGGGCCAGACCTCCGGCGCGACCCGAACCGACGCGCCGGAGCAGACCGAGCTGGGCCAGATCATGGCCCTGCGGGCCGAGCGCACCCGGCTGGTCGGGGAACTGGAGCGCCTGGGCGGTGACCTGGGCATCCCGCTGGACGCGCTCCAGGTGCGCAGTCGCGCACTGGGCCAGCGGCTCTCGGTCGTGGAGGCCGAGTTGCACGAGTTCGAGTAAGACCGAGCAGTACCGAAGTCCTGGGAGGACAGAGCAATGCCGAACGTGACCAACCCCTGGTGGAAGGACGCCAGCGACTCCGAGGAGATCGCGGCGACTCTCGACGACATGGCCGACGAGCTGTCCGCCGAGGCCACCACCCGACGCCAGCGTGCGGAGGTGGGCCGGCTCAAGAAGGCCGCCGCCGAACTGCGCACCCAGCACGACATTCCGGCACCGCCGCCGACGATCGCGCGGCGGGCCCCGAGCACCGAGGAGTAGGCCAATGACCGAGCGCGATCACCTGGACGTCGAACAGGCTCGGGTCCGTCTGGCGGCCCTGGGCCTGTCGGCCGTGGCGGCCCTGGTCGCCGTGGTCGCGCTCGGGCTGACCCTGTGGCTGTGGGCCATCGGCGCGGCCCTGTTCGCCGCCGGGTCCAGCGCCTGGGCGGCGCGCATGTACGCCGCCCAGGAGAACCGTCGGACGATGCTGGCCGCGCAGGGACGGGCGACCCGCGCCTACGCCGATCCGTATGCCGACCCTCCCGAGGAGATGTGACCGTGGGGATCTTCAAGCGCAAGTGCTGGTGCGGGTCCGGGTTCGAGCAGGGCTTCTGCAACCACCAGGCCGCCGTCAAGGAAGCCACGACCGGGCGCCCGACCCGGCTTCAGAAGGCCGTGGCCACCAACGGCAACCCGACCGTGAAGAGGCGCCGCAGGCGCGCCTGATACTGATCCGTGACGGCCGGGCCCCTACCGGGTCCGGCCGTCCGTGTCCCTGGGAGTGGACGACATGGCAGTGACCTACCGGACCGAGCGCCGGACCGTGAATCTGTGCGACGACTGCGGCGACGTCGGCCCCTACGCCGAAACGCATGCCCTGGTGGCCGTGATGAACGGCGACATGGACCACGCAGCCGAAGTGCTGCGCGAGTCCACCGCGATGGAGCTGAGCCAGCTGGAGGACTACGGCGACATGCTGGCGCAGGCCGCCGCACAGGCGCGGGTGCGCTGATGCCGGCCGGTCGCCCTGCGCCGGACCCGCGCAAGGTCGCCCGCGCCGGCGTGATGCGCCGGGACGGCGCGTACCTGCACGAGATCGCCCGCGCGCTCGGGGTCTCCACGGAGACCGCGCGCAGCTACGTGCGGATCTTCGAACACGCCGAGCAGTGGGTGCCGGCCTACAACCGGGCCCAGATCGTCGCCGACGCGACCGGGCTGCTGGAGGAACTGAAGCTGCGCGGACTCAAGCGCCTGGACGAGCGCGGCGCCGAGTTCGAGAAGGTGGCCCCGGTCGTGGTGACCGTGGTCCGGGAAATCCTGAAGATCCACGGTGGGTACGCGCCGACCTCGGTCACGCTGCACACCGACGAGCCGCGCCCGGACCCGGAGATGATCCGGGCCATCCGTGAGGCGCAGGCCATCGCCGCGCGAGACCGTGCGGCGATCGATGACGACACTGGGAGTGGACCATGAGCGCGGGGATGAGCAAGTACGCCGAGGCACTGGCCTTGGTCATGGGGTGGACGGCCGAGCTGCGCCGCCGTAACGGGCGCGTGGACCGTGAGCGGCTGGCCGATGCCTACGTGGCCGGGCACGTGCTGCGCACCGAGTTCCTGGCCACGAAGGAGGCCGAGCGCGCACTGACCGCGCTACGCGCCGAGCTGGCCATCGCCGAGACCGTGAAGCTCTGGAAGCAGGTGACATCGGGCGAGCCGGCCACGGTGGGCGGCGTGCCGCTGGACGACGGCGAGGAGAAGCCGCGCCTGGCCGCGCTGATGGCCGAGCCGGCGCCCTGGGAGGGCTGGAGCGGTCCGACGCCGGCCAGTGTGGACGAAGGGCCCGGGGATGTCGCGGACCGCGTAACGGCCGATCTGGACGGTGCGGCGGCCCTGCTGGCCGAGCTGATGGTCGACGAGTCCGCCGTGCCCGAACCGGTGGCGTCGCGCAGCTCGGGCAACATTCTGCGGGCCCTGGCCGGCGGTGCCGAGGCCCTGCGCCTGCTGGCCGGTCGTCCCCGGGTCACCGTGACCGACCGGTCCGAGCTGAACGCCGAGCTGCTGCGGGAGATCCAGGAGTACCGCGCCGCACTGGTGGACGCCGAGGATCGGGCGGCCTCCTACCGGGCCGAGCTGGGCAATCGGGAGCCCTGGGAGGTCGAGCATGCCGAGCTGATCCACCAGCGCGACCTGCTGGGCCAGGACGTGGAGCGCCTGGAGGACCAGTTGGACACGGCGGTTCGGAACGCGCGTGACCTGGAGAAGCGGGCGGAGAACCTGGAGGAGACGCTCAAGCTCCGTGAGCGCGAGCTGGCCGAGGCCCGTCAGACCCTGCGCCAGCTCCAGCACCCGAACTTCTTGCCGGACGGACTGAAGGACGTCCTGCGGGTGCTCGGGAACTGGGCACCGGGCTACGACGAGATGGACCCGCAGGAGCTGCGCGACACCACGCTGGAGGTGGCCCGGCGCGTCGTGGCCGAACTCCAGGCCGAGAAGCGCAGCCACGCAGAGCTGCGCAGCGCCCTGAACTCGATCCCCAGCATCGGCCCCCGGAACTCGGCCGGACCACTGCTCGATCGGGTCAAGGCCGCCGTGGCCATGCGCGAGCACACCGAGCGCGTCATCGCCGAGCGGGATCAGGTGATGGATGACCGCGACAACTGGAAGCGCCGGGCCAAGGAAGCCGAAGCGGCCAGCGTCCGGGTCGGCAACATGGCCCGGGAGGCGAACGAGCGGGCGCACCGCGCGACCCGCGATCTGGGCCTCGCGCACAGCGAGCGCGACGAGTGGCAGAAGCGGGCCGATCAGCTGGACGCCGAGCTGACCGCCGAGCGGCGCCGCGCCCAGGGTCCGGGACTGGTCGAGCGATGATCGCGCTACCGGCGACCATCGACCGAGACGCCCTGTTCGAGCCCTGGACGGTGACCGAGCGGTACCACGGTGAGTGGACGCCGGCGATCGAGGTCAACGGCCAGTTCCGTCGGGACGTCACTCGGTGGTCGCCGGTGCGCTTCGCCCTGGTGTACCTGCCGCACCTGCTCCGCAGTCCCGAGACGGGCAACGTGTCCAGCCTCGCCGAGCACCACTTCGCCATGGCCAGGGCGGCGGCGAAGTGGTCCCGGCCGGGCGCGTGGCGAGATGCCTGGGTGGCCCCGCGTGGCGCGGCCAAGACCACGTGGACCGTGATCCTGGTGCTGTGGGCGCTCTGCCACGGTCACCGCCGGTTCTTCGGCTGGCTCTCGGACTCCAGTGATCAGGCCCGGCTGGCCATGGCCACGTTCCGGAACGAAGTCGGCTCGAACGCGGTCCTGCTGCGCGACTTCCCGGACATGGCCCCGCCGCGCACCGGCACGCGCGGGGCCCGGGACTCGCAGGACACCTACACCGCACGCGGCGGGGCGATCCTCGCCGTGCGCGGGATCGGGGCGCGGATCCTCGGACTGAACATCGGTGGGAAGCGCCCAGACGGTCTGATCTGCGACGACATCGAGCCCGACGCCTCCAGCTACTCCGTAGCCGCCCGCAGGAAGCGCCTGGAAACCCTGCTGAACACGGTGCTGCCGATGAACGAGCAGGCTGCCGTGGTGCTGATGGGCACCGTGACGATGTACGACTCGATCATGCACGCCGTGGTGCGCAAGGCCCGGGGGGAGGGCCGGCAGGAAGCCTGGATCGACGATGAGCACTTCACCGTGCACTACGTGCCGGCGATCGTCGACGACCCGGCCACCGGGGTCCGGCGCAGCTTCTGGGCGCAGCGCTACACGCTGCGCTACCTGGAGAGCATCGAGCACACGCTGAACTACCTGCTGAACTTCGCCGGCTGGCCGCCGCTGCCGGGCGGGCACAACTGGAAGCCCGAGACGTTCCGCTACGGCGGGCTGCCATGGCTGGACGGCAAGCCGCTGGTGATGCAGATCGACCCGGCCCCGACGGCGGACCCGACCTCGGACTACACGGCGTTGGTGGTCGGCGGGCTGGTGCCGGTCGGGCCAGCGTTCCCGGGCGTGACGGACAAGCCCCGCGCGGTGATCCTGCACGGCTCGAAGTTCCGGACCACGCCGGGCCAGCTGGCCGAGCGAGTGAAGCGCCACCTGGCAGCGAACCCGGCGATCCGCACCGTGCGTGTCGAGGGCAACCAGGGCTCGGCGCTGTGGATCGGGGTCATCGAGCCGATCCTTCCGCCGGGCGTCGAACTGGTGGTGCACGCGGCCGGGCGCATGGCGAAGATGGACCGGATCGCCCGCGCGCTGTACTTCGCCGAAGAGGGTCAGGTCTGGCACGCGCAACGCCTGCCCGAGGCCGAGACGGATCTCCAGATGTGGGGCTCGGCCGCGCTGATCCACGATGATCTACCCGACGCCTACGCGCACCTGGTGCGGCATCTCCTGGAGCCGTTCGAAGAAGAGTGACCCATGGGTTGCACGCCTCTCTCCCATGGGTTAGTGTTCTCCCATGAACAAGTTGCTCCTGGTCCTGGCGCTGGTGGTCCTGCTGGTCTCCCCGGCGCCGATCCGGGGCTTCCACTTCTGGCCGGGCGCACCGCTGGACACCAGCCGCGTGGCCTGGCTCTCGCCCCTGGGAGGACAGATGGACCAGCCCAACCCCGCGCAGGCTCTGGCGATCGCCGAAGCCGCCGCCGCGACCGAGAAGGCCGAAGAGGCCGAGTACTGCCAGACCGACGAAGAGTGCCGCCTTTGGGAGGTGCTGGGCCGATGATCGGAGCCATCCTGCTCGGCCTGCTGATCCTGGTTCTGAGCCTGGCCGCAGCGCTCTACTTGCCGGAATGACCCTTTCACCTGAGGAGATGAACATGGCCACGTACCACTTCACCGACACCCTGGGCCAGGCGATCGAAGAAGCGCGGGCCGCCAGCGAGAAAGCCAACGGCCTGTTCGGGCTCCTGGCCGACGAACTGGCCGCCGAGCGGGAGATGCACCGAGCCGAGGTCATGCGGCTGGTCGAGCGCGCCGAAGAGGCCGAAGCCGAGCTGGTGGCTCAGAACAAGCGGGCCGACGACCGGCGCCGCGAACTGGAGACCGGGCTCCAGCGGGCGCCCGAACTGCCGGACTGGGTCAAGGCGCTGGACGACAAGCTGGCCGGGAAGACCCCGCAAGCCCAACAGGACGACATCGCCAAGAAGCTGCGCCGGCTGGCCGAGTACGAGAAGTGGATCTGACCCCGTACAACACGAAGTGCCCCCACCGATGACCCGGTGGGGGCACTTCGCTGTGGGATTCGATCACCTGGGAGTAGACAGAACCACGGCGCCGATCCTACGGCCCGTAGTACGTGATCCACCAGGTGACGTCAGCCCTACTGGTCGTTGGGCAGCTGCCCGTCGCCGGGCTCGGTGTCGGGCTCCTCGGACGGCCGGGTCGGTCCGGCCGGGATCCCGTCGCCGCCGTCGCTCGGGCCAGGACCAGCCGGCCCGTCCGGCACCGGGGCGGACTGGTCGGCACCCATGGCCTCCAACGCCGAAATCGGGCCCTCGAAGCCGTCCAGGGCCGCGTTCACGGCCTGGGCCACCTTGCTGTCCGAACCGGCCGTGGCGTCCTCCAGCGCCGAGCGCAGGTCGCGCAGGTCGCTGGCCAGTTCGTTGGTGGCGTCGTTCAGGCGGGCCACCAGCTCATCCGCACGGGTCATCAGTCGTGCCTCCATCTCGTCGATCGCATCGAGCACCGGCGCCAGCAGTCGACGCCGGAGGTTCAGGGTCCACGCCATCAGGATCTCCAGCGGGGTCGGGAACATCAGGAGTCCGCCGGCGGGTCGGTGAAGCCGGACTGGGCACCGTCGACGCCGGCCGGGCCCGCCGGCCCAGCCGGGCCCTGCGGACCCTCCGGACCGGTGCCGCCCGCCGGCCCCTGCGGGCCGATCGGACCGGGCACGGTGGAATCGGCCCCGGGCTCACCCTGCGGGCCCGGCGGCCCGACAGGGCCGGGCGGGCCGACACACTGGGACTCGGCGAAGAAGCACGGCGGAGTGAGCCCGGGGGAGCCGGCAGGACCCGTGGCACCAGGGGTGCCCGGGTCACCGGGAGGGCCCGGCACGACAGGCACCGGCGCCGCCTGAACCACCGCCGCCGCCGAGCACACGTCGGTGTCGCGGATCGCGCCGGCTTCGCACCGGTCACGGACCAGCGTGGCCAGGTCCACGGCCTGCCCGGCCGTGGCATCGCGTTCGGCGGTCACCGTGGTCACCACCTGATCGGTCTGGACCTTGGCCTGCTCGGCCGTGCTCGCCCGGTCCCCCACCGAGAACCCGAGTGCACTCACGACCACGGCGACCAGGACCAGAGCCCCGGGCAACAGCCACGGCGAGAGGGGCTTAGCTCGCCTGTGCAGGTGCGGAAGCATCGTCGCCGTCATCGTCGGGTGGCTCCAGGATCTTCGGTCGTGCCGGGACCGGGATTCCCCGGGAACTCAGGATCTCTTCCAGCCGGAAGGCGTGCGCCGCCCACGCCAGGATGATCTTCTCTCGATGGCGCCACTCCTTGCGAGAGATCGCCGACCGCCGTACTCGGGCCCCCGCCGAGATCCCCAGTGCTCCCAGCAGCAGGGCCAGGCCCTGAAACAGGGATGTGGCCAGCTCGGGTGTCACTCGGACCTCCAGCGGTGTAGTGCATCGTGCTGCGTGCTCGGAACAGAGCCCACTCTCGGCGGACGTAGGCGGCCGTGCTCACCACGGCCAGGAAGATCACCGCAGTCAGGATCGGGAGCCGGTAGTTCCCCTGGGCGCCGAGTGCGGACAGATGGCCCGCAGTGAGCAGGGCACCGAACGCGGCGAACAGCCCGAACCGGGTCCGCTGGTCCCAGAACTCGGAGACCACCACGGCGAACCCGGCCAGCACCATCAGCAGCAGCGACAGACCCCCATTCGTCCAGCGGAGCACGTCCGCTGCCACCGAGCCGATCATGTGGTGATCACCGCTGCCTCTCCCGTCCTGGGCCCGGTACCCACCACGGCAGGGGTACCCGCCGCCGGTCCGGTTCCGATCGTCGCCACGGCGCCGGCGCGCGGGCCGGTACCCAGGATGAGACCGACGGCGCCGGCACGGGGCGGGCGCGTCCACACGGTCACCGCGTAGTCGGTCAGGTCCCCCCGCGCGCGGGGGGCCGAGCCGGCCAGTGCGCCCACGATCGGCGCCGTGCCGGTCAGTGCGCCGGCTGCACTGGGCGCCAGCCCGGCCAGCGTCCCGGTCCGGGACAGACCCGGAAGGTCGCCGGTCAGCGCGACGGTGGGGTTCGGGGTCGAGCCAGCGAACACGGCCGGGTTCACCAGTTCGGCGGCCAGTGCACCGGTGCTCTGCGGCACCGAGCCGGCCAGGGCGCCCGGATCGGTCTGGGTCGCCGGCAGGCCGCCCACGGCCTGGGGTGCCGCGCCGGCCAGCACGGCCGCCGTAGTCTGCGTAGCGGCCACCGCGCCGGCGGACTGGGCCACCGAGCCGGCCAGGGCGCCCGTGGTGCGCTGGGTGGCCACCAGGGCCCCGGTCGCCACCGGTGCCGTGCCGGCGACTGCGCCGGTCTGCGACTGCGCAGCGGCCACGGCACCGGTGGCCCGAGGTGCGGCACCGGCCAGGACACCGGTGATGGTGGTCGAGTACGGCCCGGTCACCGCCGTGACCGCCGTGGATCCGGCCGTCATGTTCGTCCCGGCGGACCCGGCGTCCGGGACCATCGTGACGGTGTCCATCGTGTGATGGCGGATCAGGTTGGTCGAGTCGACCACCGATGCCGTGGCCAGCTCGGTCTGACACTCGGCCAGCGTCAGCGCTCGGGTGTAGACCTTCAGGTTGGCCAGATCGCCCGAGAACCACTCGGTGGCGTTGCCCAGCGTGAAGGACCCCGGCGAAGCCAGGGCGGTCCGGGTGTTCGGCCCGACCGTGGTCAGGCTGGCCGGGTTGGTGCCGTGGTAGAGCGTCCAGCTGGTGCCGTTCATGACGGCGGCGAAGTAGTACCAGGTGCCGATGGTCATCGTCGGCCCGGTCTGGGTCAGGAACGCCGAGTCGAACAGCGTCATGGTGTCGCCGCCCGAGTCGCTGCCCAGCCCGCCGCGCGTCGAGCCGGTGGCCCCGGAGTTGGCGTGGATGATCCAGATGTTGGAGTAGGCGTTCAGATCCGCGACCCGCTTGGCGGCGACCAGGATCGTTGCCGTGGCGCCCGAGAACCCGGGCGAGATGATCGTGTCCGTGCTCGCATCGAAGCGCCACGCCATGCCCTACACCTCCCTTCGCTGGTCACGGTCCTCCGGAAAGACCACTGTGGACGAACTACGGGGTGCCCTGCGGGACGGTGATCGTGCCGCCGGTGACATCCACCGTGGTGCCCGAGACCACCGAGGTGCTGGACAGGGTCAAGTCCCCGCCGCCGCCGGTCGCGGTCACCGAGCCGTCGAAGCACGCCGCGTTGTTCGAGTCCAGGGCCCGGAACCACGACGCGGTGCCGGTGGCCGCCGCCGTGACGCCGGCCGGGTCAGCGATGGTGGCCACGCCCGAGGACGCGGCACCGAACGCCGGATCGATGCACGTCACGGTGGCCAGCAGGGTTCCGGTGGCCGTGGTCGCCGGGTCGGCCGGGCGGGTGCCCGAGCGGATCTGAATGGTGCCGGCGCCGGAGCCGGCGTCCAGGGAGTCGACGATGGCGTCGCACATCGCCGAGCGGATCGCGTTGGTCAGGGTGAGCACGGGGAGCGCCTTTCTACGGGGAAGCGGGGTCTTAGCGGGTGACCTGGTGGATGACCTCGAAGAGGCCCGGCTCGGACATCTGCCAGGTCTCGCCGTCCTCGTCGGTGATCTCGATGTCCCACCAGGCCGTCGTCACCGGGGCCCGACCCGGCCAGAGGTCACCCCAGGACGTCGTGACCAGCGAGGTGGCCGTGAAGACCACCTCGCCGTCCGACACCACGGCATCGACCGGATCGTCATCGGTGTCGAAGCTGTGCAGCACCTGGTTCGAGTCGATCGCGTCGCGCACCTGCGCGCGGGCTCGGGTGATCGCCGAGGCCGGCATGTCGGTGCCGTCGCCCTGGAGCAGGGGCACCGTGATCTCCAGGGGCCGCCCGGCGTAGCACCGGACGTTGAACTGCGGGAGCGCCTGGTGCAGCTCCACGACCGCCGAGGCCGTGTCCTCGGTGGTCATCAGCCCACCTTCCAGATGTCGAGCTGGACCCAGTTCCCGGCGTCGGGCTCCAGCGTCCGGCCCGCGCCGGTGCCGTTGTAGAGGTGCACGACCAGCGCGGTGCCCGAGGCCAGGTAACGCGTGGAGCCGAGGTTGATCGTGCGGGCCAGGCCCTCTCGGCGAGCACCGTCGGCGGCCAGGCTGGTCGCGTAGCCCGAGCCGTAGCGGATGTTCGCGCTCATCTCGCCGGCCGTGGCCGAGCTGGCCACGCGGATCGTGGCGTGCACGTGCCACAGGCCCGAGCTGCCCAGGGTGAACTTGTGCCCCGACCCCTCGGTGGCGCGGGTGACGCCCGAGGGTGCCGGATCCGCGCCGGCGGTACCGAACGCCACCACGGTGCCCGGCCCCGACACCGTGGCCGGGATGGACTGCACCGTGGTGTTGGCGTGCCAGCGTCCACCGACCACCGTGCCGATGTCACCGCCTCCGCCGCCCCCTTCGCCGATCAGCGCGGCCAGCTCGGTGACATCGGCGTCGATGTCCTCGGCCAGGTCCTGGAAGTGCTGCGGGATGTTCGGCTCGTCCAGTGGGGTCGGGTAGCTGTAGCCCCGCGTCGTGGCGGCCATCAGGCAGCCACCGGAACCGTGACGATGACCGCGCCGGCCGGGAAGGTCCGATCCGAGCCCACGGTGATCGGGTCGGCGGTGATGGTGCCCGAACCGCCGAAATCGCCCGTGGTCGGCGCGTCCCAGTGGGACAGGTGCGTCCAGTCCTCGGTTGCCGCTGCCGTGGTGACCACCAGGTCGTTGCTGTGGGTCAGCGTGACCACGCCGGCCACCGAGTCGTCCGGGGTGCCCCAGGTGACCGCGATGCGCGTGGACTCGGCGGCGACGTTCGCCGTGCCGTTCGCCCCCGGGTCGCCGACGTGGAGCTGAATGTTGTCGTACTTCGTGGCCCATGCCGTGAGCCGTTCCACGGCGGCCAGCTTGGACAATCCGATGGTCATGGGGAGCGCCTTTCTACCGGGGAGCGGCCGGGGTAACCGTGCCGATGATGACCGGCTCGGGAGTGAACAGGATCAGGACCGGACCGACACCGGCGACCGTTGCTCGCACGGCCGGCAGGTCGGTGTAGTTCGTCGCCCCGACGCTCACGGTGTTCCATCCGGTCACCGGATCCCACGCGGTCATGTAGGCCCCGAGCGCGACCGGGCGCCCGGGGCTCTGCTCGGCGGCGAAGAGGTTGGCCAGGTAGTCGCCCATCACTTCACCCTCTGGTAGACGCGGACCCAGGCGATGTCGAAGTTCGCCGCGCGCGGGTTGCCGCCGAAGTGGTCGAGCTGAACGGTCAGATGCATAGGCCCCGGCGCCTCGGCCACCCGTCCCGTGCCCCGATAGACCTCCCGGCCGTCGATGTAGGCCGCCAGGATCTTGTCTCGGGCATTCCAGTCAACGGCGTAGTTGTGCCAGTTCTGAATGTCCAGGGTCTCGGAATAGTGGTCCTGGCGGTACGGAGTGTGGTTCGGCAAGTGCATAAAAAGCCCGAACTTGCCGTCACCCTCGTCGCATTCGAAAAAGTCGTACTCCGCACCGGCGGGCCAGTTGTCCGAGTCGGGCCACAGGATCAACACCGGGTGGTATCGGTCGCCGCCGGAGTTGTCGGTGTTGTAGACCCGGGCCCGGACCTCGGCCCGGTACCCGCGCCCGTCCTGGCGGTGCTTGAACGCCGTGCCGCCCGAGACGTTGTCGGCGCTGCCGTGGATGGTCATCATCCCGTCGTGCACGGTGAACGCGGACGGCCGGCGAAGCCCGTTCCCGCCGTGGCCGGGCCCGTTGTAGAGACCCCAGCGCGACAGGTCCCCGGCCGTGGTGAACTCGTCGCCGGTGAGGATCGCGCCCCAGCCCTTGACGATCGCGGCCTGCGTGCCGTCGGACGGGTCCCCGCCGCCGGGACCGGGGGGCGGGGTGGTCGTGCCGCCACCGGGCACCGGGTCGGGCTGCGGCTGCGTGTCGGGCTCGGGGTCCTCCGGGTTGGACGGCACCGAGTTCAGCGTGCGGGTGCGCACCGCCGATCCATCGTTACCGGTCAGCGGGACCCCCACGTCCTCCACGACGTGCACCGAGACCCCCGAGGGCAACACCACCTCAACCGTGTCGAGCGGGCGCACCGACGGGTCGGGCACCAGCCACAGCGAGCGTTCCTCGGGAAGGCCCGTAGAGCGGGCCAGGATCGTCTCTGCGGCCTCGTCGGCGGCATCGGAGTCACCGAGCAGGGGCGAGGCGTAGTAGCGCACCGCAGGGCCGAACGGGCCGTTGTAGCGGATGGCCGAGGTCGGGTCGGTGTTGTAGGCCAGCCGGTAGCCGGTCACCTTCGCCGGATCCGAGCCGGTGGCCCGCACAACGTTGAACACACCGTCGCGCGACTCCGAGCGCGACGCCCGGACCAGGGTCCCGGTCGGCCCGTCCATCAGGGTGAAGTCGGCGACCGAGCCCACCGGCCGATCCCGGGCCAGCACGGCCAGCTCTCCGGTGGACTTGGCAACGATCACCGCGCCGCGCTCGCCGACCATCTTGGACAGGAACTTGCCGGCGTCGTCCTCGACCACCACGGCCTTGGTCGTCACCGTGGTGTCCGGGTCGTAGCCCGCTCCGGTCCAGTCCACCGGCACGGTGGGGCCAGCCGGGCCGTACATCCCGTAGCCGCCCACGCCGTCGCTCGGCGACCCGTCCAGCAGTCGCCGGAAGATCGCTCGGTGCGACGTGCCGGCCGGGATCTGCCAGGGCAGCGCGACGCGCACCTGCGCCAGCTGCGCGGTGCGGTCCTGGCAGTCCAGCACCACCGGGCCGTAGGGCATGTCGTCCTGGGTGCGCCGGTTGATCCGGAAGTACCCGAGCGGGACCAGCTCGGTGGTGCCGTCGCCGAAGTTGACCCCGCGCGCGGCGTGCACCTCGGCGCCGTAGGGCTGCACGACGTCCCACCACTCCCCGGGGACCGTGATGCCCAGCGAGCCGGTGATGTCGGCCGTGCTGTTCAGCGAGACATCGGCCGAACTGCCGTCGTGCAGCGGCAGGTCCCACCAGCTGCCCTCCGGGGCGACCGCGCGCGGGTCCGGCCCGAACACGATCTTGTTGAGCAGGGTCAGCTGGGTCACGGCCTGGTGCGAACCCGAGATGGTCTCGCGGAACCGGATGCTGGTCGGGTACATCAGGCGATGACCTCCAGATACGACGCGTACGCGTCGGCCAGTTCCTCGTAGGTCAGGAAGTCCTCCAGCAAGGTCGAGTAGGTCAGCCCGGGGCCGACAATCGACAGCGGCGGCGGGGACACCTCGGTGAGCGGGATGCTGAAGATGCTGCGCGGGCTGGTCACGCCGCCCGAGCGCTCAAAGGTGTAGTCCCCGACCGAGGCGTACATGCTGCGCAGCTGCACGTTCGACGGGGTCTGGAAGTAGATCGGGAGCCCGATCGACAAGGACCGGTCCAGCTCCTCGGCCTCGTCCTCGGACCAGGCCATCAGCTGCACGGTGACCGAGCGGGAGGCGTGCACGTCGGTGACGACGATCGGGTCCGGCCGGTTGCGGATGCCGAACACGGCCTGGCGCGACCGCCGGCTGACCGGCCCCCACCCGATCAGGCTGACCTTGGCGTTGCGGTGCGGGGCCACGATGAACTTGATCCAGACCTGGTCGAGCGTGTCCGAGATGGACGCCACGATGGTCTGCGAGACGTTGGCCGGGGTGATGTTCTCCGCCGTGGTGAACGCCTGGATCCGGTACTGCATCCCCTCGCCGGCCACGAACTCGTAGTCATCGACGGTGCGCTCGAAGCGCCCATCGACCACGGCGACCTTGCCGCCGCGTACCGGGTTCCACCGCACCGTGCCGACCGCGCGGGAGGACACCTCGACCCGCACGACGTCAGCCGAGAGCCCCACTGCCGTGACCCGCACGCGGCCCCGGCGCGGGTCCCAGCTGACCGTCGGGATCAGTCCGGTACGGGTGGTCTGCGCGCCCCAGATGGTCGCGCCGACCCCGAAGTCGCGCGTGCGGGTCACGGCAGTGGTCTGGGCGCCCCAGGTGGTGCGCCCGGCCAACGGGTCGTCGGCGATCAGAGTCGAGGTGGACAGCCCCGTGGTGCCGCTCCACGATGCGCCGGCCGTGTCGCCGTCGAAGTAGTTGCCGGGCAGCAGGTCGACGACCAGGCCGGCTTCGGCCTCGGGCAACGTGTCGAACTGGCGGACCATCACCGCCGTGATCTGCGAGTCGCCGAGCCAGTCCGCCGCCACCGGGATCATGCGCTCGCCGGTGGCCGGGGCCAGGCCGATCATCCCGAAGCGCCGGGTGCTGGAGCTGGTCATGTTGACCACACCGTCCGAGCCACCGGACGCACTGGTAGTGCTCAGGTAGGCGTCGCCGGAGGTCTTCCAGTCCATGTGCAGTGCGCCGGTGACCGTGGCGATGGCGCGCACCGAGAAGGTCAGCACGTAGTACTTGCCCGGCACCGTGGTCGAGCGGCCCAGCGCCGGTTCCACCCCGGTGGTATTGCCGGCCCACGCGGTCGTGCGCGGCAGCGAGGCGTGCGCACTGGCCGTACGGGCCCAGCCGGTGCCGAAGTAGTTCGTGTCGTTGACCGACAGAGCCGGGTTGCGGTGCAGGTTGACCTTCGTGGCCATCAGAAACTCGCCCCCGGACCCTGCCGCACGCGCCGCGCCGTCTTGCGCTGATCGGCATCGATCTCGGTACGCACCATGCCCCGGAACTCCTGGCCGTCAACGTAGAAGTGGTTCACCACGACCGGCGCCGGCACGGTCACCGTGGTGCCCGCCGCCGAACCGCCGGTGACCGTGGTCCGGATCGGGCTGGACAGCGCACTGGCCAGGCCGCTGTCCACGACGCCACCGCCGGCGAAGCCGGGCCAGTGCCCGGCGATCGTGGGCCGGCGCCCGCCCGAGGCCATCCGGTTCGCGCGCAGGATCTCGGCGGGCCCGATCTGCTTGACCAGCTCGGGCACCAGGACCGCTTCACCGGGGCTCAGCCACAGCGGCCCCACGGTGTCGCGCCCCGGGCTGTAACCGGACAGGACCAGGCCCGAGCTGGCATACATCGGCGTACCGCCGAGCTTCGGATGCCCGATCAGGCCACCGCCGGCCAGGCCCGTCTTGCCCTTGCCGAGGACATCGCCGGTCGTTGTGACCCGGACCGTCATCGTGATGACGCGTCCGTTCTGGGAGTTGTAGAAGGCGTCGGCCGTGCTCTTACCGGGCCCGGTGTTCGCGGCCACGATCATGGTCCCGGTGGTCCGGTCGGTCTGGAGCTTGAACCCGTTCAGGTTCGCAATACCGGGCTTCGGGTTGCCGTCGATCGTCATCACACCCGTGGTGGCGTCGACCTTGTACTTGACTCCGTTCAGCTCCACTTCCGCCGGCTGGCCGTTGCCGTCGATGGTCATCGTGCCGACCGAGCCGTCGGCCAGCGTCACCGTGGCCCTGATCCGGCCCTCGGCGTCGGCCGGGTTGGCGTCCAGCACGAAGGTACCGGTGGAGCCGTTCACCTGGGCCAGGGCCGCGTCCAACTGCCCCAGCGCATCCTTGGTGTTCGCCGTGACGACGAACGTCCCGTTGGGCAGCTTCTCGATCTTGAATCCCAGGGTCTCCAGCCGGGTCCGCGCCTCGTCGGTCAGCGCGTTGACCGTGACCGACTTCGTGCCCGGGATGCGGGCGAACTGCTCGCTGATCTGGTTGAGCGACTGGCCCACCGCATCGGCGTTCGTGATGAAATCCGTACGCACCGCGTCCGGGATCAGGCCCATCGAGTCGGCCAGCTGCGCGGCCCGTTCCGCGCTGACCCCGGCCGCCGTGGCCGAGGCGATGAACGCATCGCGGGACTCCTGGATCTTGCGGGCCGCCGTGTCCGCGCCGGCCGCCACGCCGCCGTACGCGACGTCGGCCTGCCCGGCCGCCGTGGCCGAGGTCAGCGCCGCCTTGGCCAGGTCCTGGAAGCCGGTCACCAACGGTGCGGTCGGGTTGCCGGTGCCCTTCAGTCCAGCAAGGCCGCCCTGGATCGACTCCAGGATGGTGGCGAAGTCGGCACCGGCCTTGCCTGCTGCGGCGGTCTGCTCCTGGGCGTCCTTGAGCGCCCCTGAGTAGTCGCCCAGGGTCGAGCCCAGCTCGCCGAGCGGACCGACCTGTTCGCGGAACTGGTCGGTCAGGTCCTTGGCTCGGCTCTGGGCGGCCGTCATGTTCTTCGAGGTGTCGAGCAGCTTGGCTGCGATCTCGTCCTGCGCCTGGACGTTGCCCAGCGCTGCCGCGCTCACCAGGTCCAGGGAAATCCCGTGCTTCTCCAGGGACTTCGAGGACGCCTCCCACGCCTGGCTGCCCTGGATCGTGTTCTTCGCCTGCTCCAGCAGCTGGCCGTTCACCCGCTGGAGCGCGTCACCGTTGCCCGAGGCCGCCGCGCTGTAGTCGTTGAACGAGATGCCCGCCGCACGCAGGGCATCGGTGACCTTCGTGGTGCCGTCGGCCAGGGTGGCGCCGGCCAGCTCCTGGGCGATCTGGAGCCGGGTCGCCTCGGTGACCGACCCGTTGTACTGGTCCAGCGTGCCCTTCAGGGACTGGATCCGGCTCTCGTGCTTGGCTGCCGCCTCGGCCGCCGCTTCCTCGGAGTTGCGCAGGTTGTTCAGGGCGAAGATCGCCGCTCCGATGGCCAGCACCAGCACGACCGGTCCGAGGGCGACCCCCAGCAGCCGGAACGCCGCCGCGCCGGCCGTCACCCAGCCGACCACCGTGTTGATCACGCGCAGGGCGCCGAAGCCGAGCACGATGCCGGCCAGGGCCGGAACGAGGAACTCGAACGTGGGCGACAGCGCCGACAGGGCCGTGGCGAAGCCCTGGATCAGCGGGCCCACGGTGCGGATCGCGTCCACCAGCACGGCGCCGAGCACCCGAGCGAAGTCCTGAACCGCCGGGGCGACGGCAGTGATGATCGGCGCCAGCTCCTTGAGCGCGGCCAGCAGGACTTCCTTCGTCACCTGGGCGGTCACCTTCAGGGTCTCGCCGAGGGCCTGAAGGGCGTCCTGCCCCTCGGCGCTGTTGAAGAAGTCCTCCAGCGCCTGGGTGGTCTCGATCAATCCGTCGGTGAAGCTGCGGCCATCGACCGACAGGCCCTTGAACACCGTCGACAGAATCCCGCCGATGTTGCTACCGACCTCTCCGTACTTGGCCAGCTCCTCCTTGCCCTCCCGGATGATCGCGGTGATGCGCCCGGTCTCCTGCGCGCGCTGCGCCCACGCGGCGAACCGGGCCGTCACGTCGGTGATGGCCGCACCCATGCCCCGGAACTCCACGGCGCCTTGCTGGCCGATGGCCAGGATGCCGGTCAGCACGTTGGCCAGGGCCGGCTTCAGATCGTTCAGGACCCCGCGCTGCGCGGTCAGCACCGCGTTCACGTCGGCCACGGCACGGGGCTGGAGCAGGGCGACCGCCGCCGCCAGAGCCATCCGGTTGTACTCGGAGGCGATGCCGCCCAGTTGGGTCTTCATCACCGGCAGGTAGGTCGCCCCGAGCTGCTTCGTGACGCCGGCCAGGTGGTCGAAGAACTGGCCCTGGACGGTCTTCTTGATGTCCTCCAGCGCCGGCTTCATCGCCCGGAACGCCTTGGCGGTCTCGATGGCCGGCTTGGCCATGCCGGCCGTGGCCTCGGCGAACTCCTTCGGGTCGGCCGCCTTGACGGCATCGCCGAAGCCGGAAGTAGCGATTTTGAGCGTTGCCACCGCGCCGGCCGCACCCAGCAGCACGCCGGGCAGCACCAGAGCGGCACCGGCCGTGGTGGTCAGGCTGGCCGTGAGGCCGGCGATGACGGGCAGCGTCCCGCCGATCGACCCCATGGCGCCGACGAACTTGATGGCCGAGCCCGCCGCACCGTTCAGCCGGCGGGATGCGGCATCGACGTCGGTACCGAACAGCCGGACCGACCGTGCGGCCCGGCTGTTGTTCTCGTTCAGGCCCTCCAGCTGACGGCGCAGGCGGGCGATGGCCGCCTGCGCGTCGATGCTGTTGCCACGGAACAGCAGCTCGATGATCGAAGTGGTCCGGGCCATCAGGCACTCCAGGCCCGGGTGATGGCATCAAGCGCCTGCGCCCATGCCTCGTCGATCTCGGGCTGGTGGCGCTCGATGGTGCGGAAGAACCAGTACGACGCAGCACCCCGGTGCGGGCGGAACTGCCGGGCGACCGAGCGCCGGTAGCGCCGGTTCGCATACCAACCGAACCGGCCCAGGGCGCCGAACTCCGAGCCGAACAGCAGCGGGTGCGGGCCCGCCGTGACCATCTGGCCCCCGGCCCCGGGGCGCACCGTGGTGGCGGCGCGCGCGGACTGGCGGTCGCTGGCCTGCCCGGCCGCGCGGACCAGCTGCGCCAGGCGCTGACTCAGCTCCTCGCGCTTGTCGTCGATCTCCCGCTGCGCCTCGTCGGGAAGATCGCGCGCCGCACGGATGACCTCGTCCAGGCCCTCGAAGCGCCAGCTGATCTCGGTGCGGGGCACTGGCTCTATCCCTTCATCTGCGGACCGTCGGGCCCCGGGTCGGGCTCCTCGTCACGGAGCACCTGGAGCGCGGTGAAGATCGCCTGCTCGCCCTCGGCCGCCCAGACCGACGGCGGGATGCCGGTCCGGATGGCCAAGGACACGAGCAGTCGCCCTAGAGACCCGACAGGGAAGGGTCCGGCGACTCCTCGCCGGTCATCACGATCAGGAACCCGTCTTCGAACTCCTGCGGGGAACAGGTGATGACGCCGGTCCGCTTGCCGGCCAGGTAGGCGAGGATGTAGGCGTCCGCCAGGCTCGGTTCGGCCAGGAGCTTGCTGATCGACCGGCCCTTACCGGCCTTCTCCCAGCGCAGGACATCTCGGGAGTCGGCCACCACGTGGATGTCCTCGCCGTCGCCCTCCGCCGGGCGAAGCACGTAGTTGAACATCAGACCGTCAGCACCGCCCGGGTCACCGAGGTGACGCCCGAGTAGTCGACCAGCACCTTGTTCGGCCCCACGGTGGCGTCGTCGGCCTGAGCAAACAGGCTGGACGGGAACGGCCCGAAGACCCGGGTGGCCCCGGCCGCCACCGCCCCGCCGGCGTCGGCGACGTCCAGGCCACCCTTCTGCGCGGTCGTCTGGATCGTCACGGTGATCGGGGAGCCACCACCGTTGGTCACCAGGAGAGCCACGTTCGAGCCCACCGGGAGAATGTCGCCGTCCGCCGGGGCAGCGCCCATGGTGACGACCGTGCCGGCGTAGGCCGGCGTGACCGGGGTCGGAGTCGAGCGCGCCATCAGGCGACCCGCTCGTACTCGGGCTTGCCGACGCACTGGAGCGTGACCGAGGTGACCTCGGTGCTCCGCACGTCGCCGCCGACGGCCGGGGCCTTGATCTTGACCTCGCCCGACCAGCGCACGTGCTCGCCGCTGACGTCGGGGTGGTGGTCGAGCTGGAAGGACACCTGGGTCTCGTCGTTGTCCTGGAGGTAGTCCGAGATCCCGCCCGAGCGCCAGTCGCTGTAGAAGGTCATGGTCAGCGACCAGTCCGGATCGGCCTCCTCCCGGAACTCCTCGCCCTCGGCGAAGACGTAGAACAGATCGCCGTCCGGGGTGTTGTTGTTCAGGGTCCAGTTCGAGCACTGGGCCTGGAACTCGGTCCCACCCAGGTCGAACGTGATGACCTTGAGCTTCCTGCTGTGCGCGGTCAATTGAGGCTCATCTCTACGGAGATTTCGTAACAGGGGAGCGAGATCGCGCCGTTCTGCCAGGTGCCCGGGGAGGCTTGCGACACCACGGCATCGGTCAGCGATTCGATCGCTGCCGTGACCTGCGGGATCAGCTCCCAGAGGTTCGGGAAGGCGCGGTCATCGAAGTTCACGGCAACGATTACCACCCACCGGGCGCCGATCGGGTCCGAGTCGGGCCCGCCGAAGGACAGCAGTGGCGGGCCCACAAGGGCGGCAGGCGGATCGAGCACGGCTCCGGGGTCCCGGAAGACCCGCAGGCCCTCCACGGTCTCCAGCGCCGTGCTCAGCGCCTCGTGCGCGGTCGCCACGGTCATGCGATCACCGACCTACGGAACCGGCCGATGCCGAGCTGACGATCGATGTCGACGTCATAGGACGTGACCCGGGCCGTGCCCAGGTCGCCCATCTGGATCAGGCCGTCCGGGGAGCGACGGCGCTGGTGCCAGCGGGCGGCCAGGCGCACGGTGCCCAGCTCCAGTTCCGGCGTCGGGGCCGGCAAGGTGTCCGGCCCCGAGCCGAAATCGAAGTCTCCGGACCGGACGCGCTCCACGAACGACACGGCGGCGGCCAGCACGACTTCCAGCTGGTCGTCATCACGGATATCCGTGATCTTCATGTCGTCCTTGAGCGCGTCCAGGTCCGGGGGCCACATCAGTTCGGAGTCACCAGCCCGAAGTTCTCCAGGGCGGTGATGATCGCGTCGATGGCCGTACGCGCCTGGGTGTCGACCGTGGCGCCACCGGTCGGAGAGGTGATCGCCGACTGGCGGGACGCCTGCGTTCCGGTGCCGAGCCGGAAGGTCGATGCCCGGACCGGGCCCGCCTTCCGGGCCGGGGCCTTGGTCGCCGCCATCAGCTGGCCGCCGTCACGACGATGCGCTTGATGCTCTTGCCGGCCTGCCGGCAGATCACCGCGCTGTAGCCCCAGATCCCGAGCTTGACCGACTCCGGACCGAGGGGCTCCTCGTACCGGAACCGCAGCACGTCGGACTCGAACAGGATCGTGTCCGCCGCGCGCGCGACCAGGATCGACTCCGGGAAGGAGCCGGTGCTGACACCGTCGGAGGCGATGACCCCGAGCCCGTTGAGCCGGCCGTCGACCTGCACGGTGCCCACGCCGATGGCGTTCATCGGGCCCATCCCGGCTTCGGGGATCATCGGGCGGCCATCGGCGTCCTTGAGCTTCAGGAACTCGCCGTAGCGCACGATGCCCATGGCCAGCAGGTCCGCCGGGAGCTTCCGGGCGTTGCGCACCGCGATGGCCGCGTCGATCACCGCGTCGGAGGCGTCCTGGTCGGTGTTGAACGCCGCGTTGGTGGCGAAGGTGGTCACGGCCGAACCGGCCGCCGTGACCATGGCGGCCCCGACCTTCTTCTCGATCTTGAGGTTGTAGGCCGCCAGCATGTCGCCGTAGATCAGGGCGTCGATGGCCGGGCTGGACATGTCCAGCATCTGCCGGGAGACGATCTGGATACCGGCGGTCGGCTTCGGGGTGACCGTGTCGACGTCCGAGGTCCAGGCATCGTCGTCCTCGGTCGCCGCGTTCTCCGACGCCTGCTCCACGATCTCGGCATCGGTACCGGTGACCTGCTTGGGCAGGGTGATCGGGCGCGGGTCGCTGCCCAGCCCGATGTTGCGCACGGCCGAGGCCAGTGCGCGACCCTGCCGGGCCAACAGCTCGAACTCCTCGGTCAGCCACTTGGGCGGAACCACGCCGGCGCCGGCGTTGCCGGTCCCGGTGGACAGCGCCCGGTTGTGCTCGGCGAGGCGACGCGCAGCCTCGTCGTCGCTGTTGCGGGCCCGGTTCAGGTCACCGAAGAACGAGTTGGCCGAGGCGCGGGTGTAGTGGCCCGGGTCGCGGTCCTGGGTGGTGAACTGGCCGAGCCGGGTGCCGTTGCCGCCGACCGGGACGCCGCCCTGGGCGGGCCGGTGCACGGTGGTCAGGGTGGCGTCGGACCGGTTCTTCACCGCGTCGACATCGGCATCGCCGGAGATCCGGGCGGCCAACTCCTGGACGGCGCGGTCCTGAACCTCGATGTCGGTCAGATCGCTGATCTGCGTGTGCAGGGCCTTGGCCTGGTCGGCCATGCCCCGGACGCTGGTCAGCTCCTCGTCGGACAGATCGCGGGACTCGTCCAGCGCGCGGGCCTGGAGGCCCTGAATGCTGGTCTGGAGGGTCGTGTACTTCTCGCGCAGAGAAGCCAGGTACGGGTTCGGCATGGGGGACGGGGCTCCACGGGATAGGCGGGATCACCTATCGGGGTGCCGTCGCGTCCGGGGTGACGGCGCTTCTGCGCCGTGGTGCCGGGGATCGGGGTGCCGATCGTCTGGTGCGGGTACTCAGGCGGGAGCGTAGCAAGACCGGGCGCCGGCCGTGATCACCACACGCGCCGAGCGCGTGGGATGCTGCGCCCGTTAGCTCCCCGCAACATGACCTGGAGGCCACCAGTGCCTGAGTCCACCGATCGACCCCGCACGGTCACGCTGACCGACGTCTTCTACCAGGGCGGCCCCATGGGCGGCCAGCACCGGCGCTTCACCGACATGGACCCGGAGTCCTCGGTCGACCTGCACGGCGGCACCTACCGCCTGGAGGAGGACGCCAACGGCCGGAAGGTCTACACCTGGGATGCCGACACCGACCGGCCCGTCCCGCACGCCATCGACGGCGACGAGGCGTCGGCGGCCATGGCCGACGGGCCGGGCGAGATCCTGGCCGACGAGTCCAAGGGCGTCCGGACCGACGGGCCGAGCACCAGCCCGGCCGCGCTCGTGCAGGGCGGGGGCTCCAGCAAGGAGTCGAAGGCCCAGCAGCGCGACAACGCCAAGATCGGCGCCGAGCGCCCGGCCACCGCCGGGTCGTCCGCGTCGCGTTCGGGCGGCACCAAGTCCAGCCCGAACGTGCAGGAGAAGCCGACCAGCAAGTAGCCTGGCCGTCGCCGTCGGGGCCCACCTGCCTGCCGACGACGATCCGGGGCCCCAAGGGGCCGCCGGACGCAGAAGGCCCCTCCCGCACTCGATCCGGGAGGGGCCTTCTGCTGTGCTCGGGCTACTGCTTGACGATGGTCGCCCCGTAGGGCTTGCCCTCCTTCCGCAGCCGGGCGTTCTCCTCGACTGCCGCCATCAGCGCGTCGAACTTGGTCGGGTAGGTCTCGCTCACCCCGTCCGGGTGGATCGCGGTGAAGGCGCCGTGTCCGGCGTCGTAGTCGCCCGGCTGCGCGGGGCCGACGGTGTCCTCGAAGTGGCTCATGGGAGAAGACTAACCCATGGGAGAGAGCCCGCGCAACCCCTAGGAGGGGGCCGGTTTCCCGGCCCCCTCGGGGCTCACATCTTGTAGTCGACGCGCCGGACGCTGTGTCCCAGGACCAGCCGGGAGGCGCCCCGGTCGTCGGACTCGCCGACCCTGACCCAGCGGCCCGACCGGCGCCGGCTGTAAGCGATCTCGTCGCCGTAGGGCTGGTCCAGGATCCCGTCCTGGAGGGTCACAGCGGGTTCGTCGGAGCCGGCCGGAATGTAGCGCTCGAAGTAGACCGGGCCCAGCTCCACCGCGCGGGCCCAGAGCTTGGTCCCGCTCGGGCTGACCCGGGTGACGACCATGGCTCGGGAGTCGGTCACGTAGACCAGAGTGGCGGGGGAACCGGGGGCCGGGGTGCTGTTCTGCGTCATGGGAGAAGACTAACCCATGGGAGAGAGCCCGTGCAACCCATGGGAGGTGGTTCATCCCGTGCCATCCCGTTGCATTCCGGTTCATCGGTGCCACCAGCACGGCCGAGCCGCTAGCGTGGAACACGTACCCAGGTCTCGGAGGCACAGGCGTTGACCGGCCGGTGGTGCGACTAGGGCGCGGCCCCGTCGGGAGTTGGAGCCCGGCGGGGCCGCCGTCGTATCCTCTGGGCAGGGCGCGGCTAAGCCCCGGGGACGCCCGGGTGAGCACCGCGCACGCACCGCGCGGGCGGGCTGCGTCGAGACCGGACCCCCGGGACGGCAGGGTCGCAGCCCCCCGCGCGGCCTACGCCACCTCGTCCGGGAGCTGGAGCCCGGCCAGCTCGGCCATGATCGCCGCCGCCTGGTCGATCCGGCGGGGCTCGGGCCGCCACGTCGTGGTCCCGTCCTGCTGGTCCGCCGAGCGCACCGCCATGATCTGGGCGCCCTCCCCGTACGCGCCGGCCAGCACAACCGAGACCTCCCGCAGGTCCGCGCGCACGCGGGTCACCGTGCCGTCGGGCTCGATGTGGTCCCGACCGGCGCGGAAACCGACGCTCAGCTCGGTCAGCACGCCGTCGGCGACCAGGGCCAGGGTCTCGTCCCCGGCCGACGTCGCCGACACGCGCCAGGCCCCCCACAGGCCCATGGCGTCGTTGCGCAGCTCCAGCGCCTTGCCGATCAGCACGCCACCGTGGCTCATGTGGTCGCGGGTGAAGACCACCCGGCCCGGCCGGTCGAGCTGGTGATCGAACGCGCCGGGCGCGAACTGCTCGGTCAGGTTCTGGTCGATCCGCTGACGGCGCAGGAAGGGAACGGCGATCCCCTCGATGGTGCGCCCGTCGCCCCCACGGCCGGCGCTACGCACCTCCAGCAGGGGTTCGAAGGTGCGCACGAACGCGTCACCGGGCTTCGGGTGGATCAGGGGAGCGGACATCGGGGGAGCGTCCTTCCTTCTCGGGGTCAGCCGGCGATCCGCCGCAGGAGCGCGGCGGCCAGCTGGTCGTAGTCGAGTCCGGGCGCGGGGGCGCCCTCCCGAGCCTCGGCAAGGCCCTGGACGGTGGACATCAGCTCATCGAGCCGACGGTGCACGGCATCGACGTCCCACGCCGTGCGGTAGCTGGACCCGTCGACGTTCATCGCGTAGCCGAACAAGGTGTCCGCGAACGGCGGGTTCCCCAGCGCCTCGCCCTGCGCCCCGCGCCGGTTGGGCAGCTTGCTGGTGGTCTCGCGGTGGATCTCGGAGAGCATCTTGATCTGGTCAGGGGTCAACTCGTCCTCCTCGGGATGGATCACCACGACCGGCCCAGTGGTGGCCGGGTGGCCGTAGTGGGTGCGCAGCGCGGCCAGGGCGGTGGCGCAGTCCGCCTCGGTCATGCCGTCGGCGATCTCGAAGTGCATCGGGTCCTTGCGGCCCGTGTAGTCCCCGCCCCACCGCACGACGCGCCGGCCCCGGGAGGTGGCCGAGGCGAGGATGTCGCGCACGGTGGCGATCTGGCGGGCCGAGAGGTTCACGCTCGGGGCGCTGCCCAGTGGCCAGCGAGTGGCGTTGACGTCGACCGCCGTACCGCTGGCGTGGTTGCTGATCGCCGCCGAGCCGCGCACGGTGCGTTCGGCGTAGCCCCAGTCGTCGGCGCCCTGGTCGACGTCCTGCACCATCAGGTCGAACAGCGCCACGACCTCCAGCAAGAGATCCCCGGCGGGCCCGATGCGCACGGGCAGGCGCAGGCGCGTACCCGGCGGCGTGCGCGTGGCGATCACCGACCGGTCATTGGCAGGCCACCCGTTCTGCGAGCGCACCATCAGCGATCCTGCGGGAGCTTGCCGAAGACCAGCCGGTACCAAGAGCTGGTGGTCGAGTCCAGCTCATCGCCCGACAGGTACTTGGACAGGAACTTGCGCAGCGTGCGCCACGGAGTAGGGGACCCGCGCCACTTCGCCAGGCCCGGCCCGGCCGTCCAGTACCGGCGCAAGGCGCCCGGGTTGCCCGAGCGCACGACCAGGGCCGCCTTCTCGCCCGGGAACCACGGGCGTGACTCCTCCTCGGAACGGCCCATGACCGTCTTCGTGACGTCCTTGCGGACGAACGCGCGCCAGGCGTCAACGCCCTGCTCGGCCAGGATGGCCAGTGCCTGCGGAGATCCTTCGATCCCCGAGGCCGCCCAGGTGCCCGCGCCGGCGGGCTGGTCGAACTTCTCACCCAGCTCTACTCGGGCGGCATCGCCGTCACTTCCAGCCATCGCTTGCCCCCCTTCATCGTGTCCTTAGTGATCGCGTACCGGGTGCCGTGCGGCAACACCAGCTCCTCTTCGTGCGGGAAGTGGCTCAGCCCACCGCCGTTCAGCACCGCGCCCGGCATGCCCTTCGGAACGGTGATCTTCATGACGACGTTCTTGCCGGTGAAGGCGCCCTCGCCGATCGACGTCGACTGGAAGCCCTTGGCCGTGTAGGTCATCCCCTCGGCGGGCGGGTCGGGCATTCCCGGGTCGGAGTCCAACCCGCGCACCGCCGTCATGGTCTCCGGCGCCTTCCACCGGTTCAGCAGGTTCGTCAGGTTCGTGATCTGGGCCTTGGTCAGATCGTCGGCACCGTCGAAGTTGTCGGCCCACAGCGGACCGTTCATCGAGCTGTAGCCCGAGCCCGAGTAGGCCAGTGCGGCCGACGCCTCCCACTTCGGGACCGCGCCACCCACGGCCTGGTTGTACTTCTTGGCCGCGCGGTTGGCCTTGGAGTTCGGCGCACCGTAGGGAGTCGGCGCGATCGGCTGCGGCGGACCGCCGACCTCGAAGGCGCCGAACTTCTGACCAGGTCCGACCGTGGGCCCGGTCCCGGTGGCGTTACCGCCGATCGTCGAACCGCCCATCAGCGACACGCCGGCCTTGCCGCCCAGCAGGCCCGGAGACGGGCCCGGGAGCCCGCCGTCGTCGGAGGCCGTCGGAAGACCGTTGGCCACCGCTGCCGCGTTCTGCGGGCTCAGGCCGCCCATCGATCCGTCCCAGTACGCCTTCCACTGAGGACCGGTCCAGCTCAGCGAACCCACGCCCTTCGGCGGCTTCTCCACGCCGAGTGCGTCGGCCGTGGAATCCAGCTCGGCCGCACTCTTCGGCGGTGCCGACGGCACGACGTGCACCGCCGCCTTGGCCACCGCCGTGCTGTGGCCCATGGACTCCAGGAAGGCCACTTCTTCGGCCGCTGCCGCCTTGGCCTTGGCGTCGGGATCCGCAGCAATGGCAGCAGCGGCCGCCGAGCCGGGCGACATGCCCTGCTCGTAGGACGCCTTCCAGTAGCCCTCCCACTGCTTGGCCGTGGTCAACTTCTTCTGCATCGCCTTGGGCGGCGGTGTCACGCCGAGCTGGTCGGCGATCAGCTCGATCTGCACGGCGTCCTGCGGCACGAAGTCCGGCACGGTCTGACCCGGAACGGCGGGACCGGGGTCGAAGAAGTCGCCCCACTGGTCCTGGGTCCATGGTGTGCCCGGGGCCGCCTTGCCGACGTTCTCCGCATCCCACGCCGCCGTGGCTGCGTCCTTCTCGGCCTTGCCACCGGGGGTGTCGTACCAGGCGTGCTGCTTGGCGATCGGCCAGTCGTAGTAGTCGTCGGGGACCGAGGGCATCGAGTCCAGGAACGTGTCCAGATCGAATCCCACGGGCTCGGCGGTGACGTTGCCCGAGTTCTCCGGCACATCGGCCAGAGGCTTGGACTGCTCCTTCTCAGCCATCTTGGCGTCGACGTCGGCCTGCACCTGGCCCAGGAAGTCTTCGAACTCAGCATCGAGATCGGCGAAGTCGCCATCACCCTTGGCCTTCTTCGCCGCCGCCACCGGGTTGGCGTCCATCTCGGCGACGAACGCGTCGAACTCCGCTTCGGCCTGGGACTTCTTGCTCATCGGGTCCGGCTTCGTGCTGGCCACCGACGCGCCGACGGTGGCCAGCTCCTTCTTCTTCGCCGCCTGGGTCAGCGAGCCCTC